ACATCATTAACTTCAATGTAACCCCATACCGCTTGTGCTGGGCGTTTAATATATTGAATTGTAAAACTACTAGCAAGGTTAGTTGCGGACGTATATACTTTTATGCCCGTGTTATCTTTTATATATATTGGCCTTGTAGTTGTTGGTTTTACTAATGGTGAGTTTATAATAGTTAGGAAATTATTTTTTAGCACATATTGTGCTTCGACACCATTTAGAACAATAGCGCCAATTCTGTATAAATCAGATGGTAAACTTCCTGTAGAGGATGCGGAAGTTTCAAATAAGCTAATTTTTTCGTTAAGAATATCGAGCATGTCAGAATACTCACTGCTATTTTTAGGCAATCTTAAAAATTGGTTTAAATCATAAAAGTATTGCTCAAAAATATCCATTTGCGCTTGATTAGCAAATAGATTAAATTCCTGCGGCGTAAGATATCCACGCTGTTCTTTATTTAAAATTGATAATACCCTTTGGTAAACAGTATCTATACTAACGCTCATAATTTTTTTAAATTTATAGTAATCGGGCCACTGTTAAGCAGCCCGACTGCTATAACTGTTTAGCCCATTTTCTTTTCAATAGCTTTGTATATTTCTAAACCTTCATCGGTTTTAAAATATGCAGCTAACGCTGAATATGGATTTTCATCAAAAGGAACGGTCATTACTTTTCTGCCGTTACTTCCATATTTAAAAGTTCGTTGATCATCGGCTAACTTTAAATAGCCTGCTTCAACTGCTTTAATTCCAAAATTTCTAAGCTTAACATTATCGTCTGCAGCTAGTTCTAAAAATACTACAGGGGATGATTTTGCAAATAGCAATACATCTCTTTTTATTTCTTTAGAAGACATTTGAGATACCTTAGAGCCATATTCTACACGTAGAACAGCTTCTGCATCATCAATATCCATTTGAGCCGCTAGAGTCATTGCACTTAATTCAGCTTCAAGATAATCTAAATCATCTTTTGCTTCTGCAACTTTATCGAACTCTACATATAATTTATTACGCAAAGGGTGGTAAAGTGAAAGTAATTTTTGCAATGATTGCTTTTCTTTTGGAACGAATAATTGACCATCTCTAAAAACGATATGCTCTAATGTTGATGTACCTTGCTGTTCATCAGCAAAGGGTGATTTTTGATTAGTTGCGTATCTTAGTTCCCGTTGGTAACCTTTTTCTGCATCAAAATATAATAATGGTCTATTTTGAGAGTGTTTAGATGGTACAGTTACAATAACAGGTTGTTTATTACTTTTAAGTAAATAAACACGATCTTTAATTTGCCATGAGGCTTCTTTACTTGTTGACATGATATAATAAAATTTAAAAAGAAAAAAAGAGGCGGCGATTAAACCGCCCCTTTTAAGGTTTACTTATTAGGTGCGTGCGCTTGCATCAGTGCCGTCAGATCCACCAGCTGATGATGTATCTTTAAACAAGATGAAGTTATTAGCTCCTTGTACACATAGGGCTCTTTCAGATAGGAAGTGTACGTTCATTTCGTCAATATCAGAAGTGAAGTTTCCTCCTACAGAACCTGTAATCCAAGATTTCATTCTTCGATCATCAGCTTCTGAAGCTCTATAGCGAATATGCAAGAATGGTCGTTGAATGTTTTTGCCAAGCGTTTGGTCATAAACTGTAGAAACACCAGCAGGTACAAGTACACCGTCAATGTCTGCAGTTAAGCCACGAGTAGCAGCATCATTCAAATATTTCCAATCTGTTTTATAGAAGTCATAAGAACCTCTACGGAATCCAGAGAATCCAAGATTCAATGCCATATCCTCACTGTTTTCGAATACTCCGTAAGAAGTACCGCCAGTTCCGTAAGAATTTGCGCGAGCTAGCATGTTATCGATAGCAAGCGAAGTTCCTCGGTCAAGGAATAACATATTCTCTTCAATAGCACCTTGCTTATCTAGTTCTTTAAGAATTAGATCAAACTCAGCAAGACCAGTTAGACCAGTTGAATTATCAAAATCGTGATCATTAAATACAAGACCGCGAGATTCAATAGCTGCAAAAAGTCCTTCAGTACCACGTAAAGAGGAACCAGAGGCATCGCTTACAGCAGTAGAAGCAGTAAATTTCTCAGCTTCAACCATAGTCATTTCAAGATAGTCCTCAAATCTTAGACGAGTTTCGTGCTCAGATTTTAGATACCAAAGATATCCAGAAGTACCTAACTCAGTTGTAACTTCAACCCAGCCGATTTGCGCAGTATCAGATCCATTAATTGAATATTTGTCTTTGATAATGATTGGGCTGTTAGAAAACTTTTGGAAGCCAGCATCTACAGATCCAGACATTCCAGCAGCTCCTTTGCCAAATTCAGAACCAAATACAAACACGTTCAAATCAGGGTTAGTCCCTGAAGCAACGAATCCGGCTGGCCATGTATCAGCGTTATATGGGTAAGCTTCAATTGAGTTAGTAGCAACAGTTTTAACAAAAGCCGTTACAGTATCAAAACCATTAGATACTACAACAGTTTGGTTAGCGCGAACGGCGTGACCAGTGATGTTAAGCGTGTTGTCAGTGTTATCATTTGCCGTAGCAACTTTTACATCTTTATACGCCAAGTGTAGACGGCCCTGCTCTGACCATACGACTTCGTCAGAAGCCATAGGCATTTCAGCACCTACCATACGCAAGAAAGAAGAGATCGAACGATTTCCGTAACGCTCTACTTCTTTTTCGTATACTTCAGGTAAAAATTGCTTAGTAAAGTTAAAGTCATTGTCTGCAATAGACAGGTAGTTCTTATCGAACAACGTTTTAGTTGGGGCGGGCGTTAATCCTGCGGGGAACGCACCACCAGTAGCAAAACTCATGTGTTATAAAGTTTATTTAGTTATTTTCTTATTTTTACTCTTAATCGTGAAGAATCGTCGCCACTTATTGCTTTTACAGAAAATCCGCTGCTAGATGTAACTTTTTCATGAGTCCCTCTCGGATCCATATTTACATTCTTAGCTGTTGCCATACTTTCTTTTAAAGCGTCAGCACGACCCTGCTCGTAAAAATGCTGAGCAACTTTATCTGTGTTCATAGCGGTAAATAAAGCTTTGTGATAACCTCGCGCATCCTTCATATTATTATTTTCATCAAGAAACCTTCTTATAAAATTATTAATATCGGATTGTGCCTCTTTTACTTCATTTGCCTGCTTAACATTAAATCTATATCTTTTGTCCCCGACTTTATATTCAAAACCTTTGAATTCATCATTGAAAACTTTATCAGTTTTATTAACAAATATAGAATGTTGCTGCTCTGCAACTTTAGTTGTTTCTTCATTTTCTTTGTTATAGCGATTGAAGAAATCTATCGCTTTTTGTTGATCAGGTGTCAATTTAGACCCTGCTTTAATTTCTTCGTAATATTGCCCTTTTAAAGACTCTAGGTGGTTTTTAGCTTTTGCAACCTCTTCTTTAAATGCAATTTTAGATTTTCTAATTGCCTTTTCATCATCTAGTTCTTCATCATAATTAAAATCTTCCATTAATAAATCAATGTCTTCAGAATCTAAATGAGGCTTAGTTTGTTTATAGTAGTCTCTTAATAAAGCAATATTGTCAACATTAGAATAATCTTTATTTAAAGAAACGTAATCCTCTAATGTGCCACCAGTTTCGTTTATAAAGTCAACTACTTTTTGTATATTTTCAGGAAGAGGATCTCCTGTTTGTTGCACTTCTTCTATTACTTCTTCTACTTCTTTAGCAAGCTCTTCAGCTTCTTCTTGTATTTCCTCTTCTGTAATCTCTTCTAATACCGTTTCTTCAACCCCATCATCTGTAGCGGGCTCTTCATTTTGCTCGGGCTCCCGTACTTCTTCAACCACTTCTTCGCTACTTTCCGCGTTTTCGGGTTCTCCGACAGTATCATTGCCTGCATCTGCGCTTTGTTCTTGAACGGCATCTTCTTCTGGTTGTAAATTTCTTAAATCGACCTTAATAACATTAGGGTCTTCTTGTGGTGTAGGCTCGTCTATTTTAGCAGACACAACCTTATCCTGTTGTTCTTCTTGAACAACTTGTTCTTCTACGTTTTCACTCATGATAAAATATTATATAATTATATACACTATACATTACCTAGGTTCAAAAGAACCTAAGTCAAAATCACCACTAAGTATATCATTTCCTGAAGATTCGAATACTTTAGGCGGTAAATTGTTTTTTCTTTGATTAATTAGCTCACTTTGCTGAGACGCTTGTATTTTAGTTCTTTTGTCTTTTCTATCTTCTTTTTCAGTAGCTAATTTTTTCTGGCCATCAACCTCTAGTCCTTTTAGCTGCATGTTCATTTGGAATTCAAGCTGCATTAATTCTTTTTTAAGCCCTGCTTCTTGCATAAGCTTTTGGATTTCAAGAGTTGATCTTATTTTTTCTAATTCAGCTTTTTGAGATGTTAAAGCCTGACTTTTTTGTACTTCTGCTTGAGCTGCAACTTGTTGTGCTTGCGCATTAGCTTGTGACTGAGCTTGAATATTTTCTTGCTGCATTTGCTGATCGCGCTCAAGTTTTTTCTGACGTCTAATCTTTAATAACTGATTAGCTAGTTTCATATTCCTAATTTCTCTAATATCTATAGCATCATCTAAATCGATAAGGCCAGCTGACAGAGCGGTTTGAATATTGTTTTCAAGCATTGCTTTTTCCTCTTCGTCTGGCATTAATTCTATAAATATACCAAAGTCTCTAAGATGTAACTCAGTAAGCTCGTCTAACGTAGCTACATTATGTGCACCAATACTTTGTATAAAAGCATTCGCTGTAGGCGAATATTGAAGTACATCCGCTATTCTTAAAGAAATACATTCTGCTGTTTCTGCTGTTAAAAATAATCCACTTTGTAATATATGCCGTGTAGCTGTGTTTGAATTTGCAGCAGCAAGTTTTTGCACACCTACTAAAGTATTTTTATCTGGCATGCTGCCATCACGCGCTTCATTAAGACCCGTCACGTCACGTATCATTTGCAAATAATAGTTATACGTACTTATTAAGCTTTGTAGCTTTCCACCACCATTACCGCTTTGTATTTCTTGAATAGGCACTTTACCTGGATTCATATCGCCATCTGAGGTAAATGATCGCCCAATTACAGAACCGGTTTGAAAAAACATGTTTAGCGCCTCCTGCGGATTGTAATTTGTGCCATTGCCTAAATCTATTTCAGCAAGTCCATCTGCGTCAAGATATACTCCGTCTGGAACCATTCTTGCCATCACCTGCTGTATTTTTAAATGAGTAAGCTGGATCATGTCTGCAAACCCTGTAATTCTGCTAACTAAGCTTTCAATGCGACCCTTATACATTCTAGGAGCAACTAATGAATAATTTAGTTTTACTCTAGTTGTATCACTTTTAGGGCGCATCATATTTTCGGCCATGCTCCATTTAAGAAGTTTATTAGTGCCTAGTACCAGCGCGCCTTCATATAATACTTCAAGTGATCTTGATACTTTTTCGAATCTAGATCTTTCGTCTTTAGGCGGATTAAACTGGTCATTTTTAATTAATGCTCTTTCAGCGCCTGAAGGCGTAAGCTTTATTTTATACACTTCATTCATAAATGTTTTATAATTGAAGTACAATATTTGCACAGAATTAGCGTCTAAATTATTTGTTTCAGTAATTGTACGATGATAAAAATCCGTATTTTGTACGCCTTGCTTTGTAATTTCTTCTAAATCTTCATTAGTTAATTCAGGAAACTGCT